TAAACATAGAAGAGGGACATGCCTTCCACATTAACAACCCAGGCCGCTTCTTTTCTCACGACACCACCGATCTTCAGGAATTTCTTACGAGCTTCACTCCTGAATCAGACACGGACCAAGACGAGGAACAAGCTCCAGACAGCCCACCCACAGAACCAATTCGCAACGACGTGCTAGTCAGCACCAAGCCAGCAGCTAGCCAGCCCGTCCAAGGTCCTCTTGGCGGACTTGCAGACTCTGCAGCAGCCACTTACGACGTGCTCTTGGCAACTATTAAGGACTTCTTCAGCAAGCACCAATCCAAGGCCTCTATCGCAGCCAAGTTCACAGCCCCTGTCCTTGGAGTCATTGCCGCCATTTACAATCTTGTCAGACTCCATAGTCTAGGCGGAGCGGGAATGGGAGACATAATCATGAACTCCGTCTCCATGGTAGCTCAGTTCGCAGCCTTCATTACCGCAGTCTGGGAGGTTAAAGATGCCAGTCGCATCACCAAGATCCTCATAACAGCAGCAACAGGCCTTTTCGGCGGAGACCTCTCCCACACAGTAGCAGATAAGCCCGGCTACGTCATAGCTGTCAAAGCAGCAGCCCTCCTTCTGGGAGGAGCAGCTGTTGCAGCGGGTCTCACCAGGAGCCTCTCCAGTGTCACTTCCGCCTTTGCTTTTGCCAGCCAAACTGGCGACTTTGCCAAAGACATTACGGTCGCCGTCGCAGGCCTTCTGGGCTTCGACGTCAGCGGCAAGAAGGAGCTCGATGACATCATCCTCTTGAAGACAAAGCAAGCCCAGGATTACTTGGCAGCCCCCACTGCAAAATGGGTCGGAGACTATTTCCAAGAGATCAGCAATTTTGCAAGAGATACAAGGGCCTGCATTCAGAACAACAAGGGTTTGGGAGACACTGTCACCCTTGGCTCTCTCATGACCCTCATTAACAACATCGACGATCGCATCCGCAGCATCAGAGAAGAATGGACTAACAGAGCAGACAGAGTCGTTCCAGTTGGCGTTTGTATCTGGAGCCCGCAAGGTGGTCTCGGCAAGAGCACACTGGCCAGGGACATCCCTCTTGTTATCTCCAAAAGGCTCAAG